TGCATTTAATATTGGAGATACTACCCCTTTGAGAAAGGGTATTGAAAAATATGGTAAAATTGCTCCTTTGGTTGATTTATTAGTTTTGAAACGAGTAATTGAAAATGTATCTGACATTATGAGACCTTTGGAGGGTGGTATAAATCGTAGATGTTTGACTCAGTTTGAAGCTTTGAATGGAGTTAAAAGTGATGAGTACATTGATCGTATGGATATGTTGACATCTAGTGGTTATCCTTGGAATCAACATCCTTGTGCTAAAGGTAAATATCCTTTTATTCAGAAAATTAAAGATTCTTTTGATTATGAGATTGTTAGTCCGGATTTACAAAAACAAGTTGATTATCGTTTACAACAGGCTAAATTAGGAAAACGAGTTCCAAGTTTATGGATTGATACGCAAAAAGATGAACGTAGGGAATTAGAAAAAGTGTTTTCTGGAAAAACACGTGTTTTTACAATTCCACCAGTTGATTTTTCTATAGTATGTCGTCGTTTATTTGGGGCTTTTAATTCAGCTTTTTATAAAAATCGTTTAAATTATTTTTCAGCTGTTGGTATAGATCCAAGTTCCATTGAATGGACAATTTTGTTGCAAAAATTAGAGACAAATTCTACAATTGGATTTGGTGGAGATTTTAGTGGTTGGGATGGTAATTTATCGCCACAATTTATGATGGGTGTTTGTGATATTATTAACGATTGGTATAATGATGAAGAAGAAAATAAAATAGCACGTCAAGTTTTGTTTGATGAAATGATTCATACTCCTCAATGTGCTGGTAATGAAGTTTATTTTACTCATATTGGAAATCCTTCTGGTAATCCTTTAACAGTTATTATTAATACCATTGTTCATGAAATGAAATTTTTATATTGTTATTATAAAAGGGTAGATCCGGAATTTTCTTCTTTACAAGATTTTAATAAAAATATTGTTCTTTTTATTTATGGTGATGATGGTATTTGTTCTATTAAAGAAAATTTTTTAAAACAATTTAATCCAGAGATTTTATATGAAGAAATGATGAAATTAGGTTTGGAATATACTAATTCTAAGAAAGATGGTCCTGCTTTAATAATGCCCGTCCGTAAATTGACTTTTCTTAAAAGAGGATTTCGGGAAGATGAATTTGGATATCAACATGCAATAATGGATATACAAACAATTACTGAATTAACGAATTGGACCCGACGTTGTGCTGATATGACATTAGAACAAGCTTCTGTTGATAATTTGAATGATTCTTTAGCCTTTATGTATTCTTATGGGAAAGATATGTTTGAAGTTCATCGTAATAAGATAAAAGATCAATTACATCCATGTTATCATAGAGATTTACGTGATTTTGCATATTTTCATAAAGCATTTCTTTCTCGTTGTGAGAGTGGACGTTATGTACCAGCACAGGCACAAG